GGCACACCAGGATCGCGATGTTTTGCCCCATGTCCGCCGCAATGTGAAACCAATCCATACCGATCTCTCCGACTAGAGCCCAAACATCTCCCGCCACGTCCCTTCACAGGGGACCGTCAGGACAAGAAAAACAAAAATCAGAGTCAGCTGCAGACAGCTCCACCCCTTCCGAATGAAGAACTTCCGGCGGGCCGGCGACATCAATGGGTGAAAGCTCGCCGCGATGATGCACCCGGTTCCCAACCCGGCAAACACGCCGCTACAGAGAAGCGCAACTCGATGAATTCCACCGAGCAGCGCACTCACATAAATCAGCAATTCAGTCATCGTCAATCCTTAGAACCCGTCGAAGTCATCCTTCTCTTCCTCTTCCTTCTGCGCGGGGCTCACGCGCGCGCGCGAAGCGGGCGTAAACCCGAGTTCCCGCTCGCACGCCGCAAGGACGCCCTGCACCGCGAACAGGCTCTTCACGTTCGGATGCTGCTTGAGCTCCGTAGAGCCGTCAGCCTTCAGTACCGTGATGGTCGTCCCGTCATGATCAACCGCTTTTGCAAGCTTCCGGTAAAGCGCATAGTTCCTCGCCCACCGCTCCAGCACCGTGAAGTCCGTAGCGACGAGCAGGCCCTTCGGCGCGTACTCGACCGCAATCTTCCACGCCGCCCGCGCCTCTTTCGTCAGCCCAACCGGCGGGGTCGGCGCCAGCTCAGGCGTCGTCGTCGCGGCCAGTTTTTCAAGCGACCGACAGGGCTGAAGAGTGCCCTGGGCGGCCTTTACCGAATCCGGTTTTCTGGGTCTTCCGCCGGGCATTGAAATTCCTAAAATTTTGCACGCGTAAAAATCTAGGTAGTGGCGCGGTCTTGAATGCGTGTGTAATCGACTTTAGACCCGCCTACCCCATGGTTAGCGATTGGGGCCTTTTGACGCGTAGCGTTCCCAAACCCACCATCCTCCGCGGCCGTCTTCCGGCTGTGGCAGGCGTGGCATAAGGCCTGAAGGTTCTCTTCATCCCACATGAGCGCCTCATCTCCCCGATGCGGTCTGATGTGATCCACGTCCGTAGCGGGCACCGCGCGCCCCCGCTCCAGACACTCCTCGCAAAGAGGGTGTTCTGAAAGAAAGCGCTCGCGAAGTCTCCTCCAGCGAGCACCATAGCCTCTGGCCGCCGACGAGCCTTTCTTCCGGAAGCGCCGTTCCCAGCGCTCCTTCTTCTGCAACTGCTCGCGCCTGGTTCCGGCTCCCTTGTGCTTGTCGCAGTACTTCTCGCCGCGCGGCACCGGGTGCCGACAGCCTGGATAGGAGCAGAGAGACAGCAGCGGCATCAAATCCCCTTTGCAATAGATGACAGAACAGTCTTAATCAGCTCGATCGTGATCGGGATGGAAAGGCTGAAAGCTTTTTCCTTGACAGCCGCCCAAACCGTCTTAGACCGCAAAGCGGCCAGCAGGTCATGCCCTTCCATGGTGAGGCGCGGATACTCGATGTCGTAATACCACGGTGGAGGCGCCGGCTTCGTTCGCACCTTCACGCCTTGAACGAGTCCGGCTTCAATCAGCATGAGCAGATGC